CTAGCACTATTGCGGTGAACACAAAGTATTTAGACTGCCCTCTTGACTTTTTGGCTGTGTACTCTATGGCGGTCATTGACGCTAGTGGCAACTACGAATACTTGCTTAATAAAGACGTTAACTTTATTCGGCAGGCATACCCACAGCCCACAGACACAGGCACACCTAAGTACTACGCACTGTTTGGCCCAACGGTATTAACTTCTGTAATTTATGACGAGCTTTCGTTCATAATCGGCCCGACAGCCGACGCAAGTTATGGTGTCGAGTTGCACTATTACTACTACCCCGAGTCAATCACAGTAGCGGCAGACGGCCAAACATGGCTGGGTGATAACTTTGACACGGTGCTGTTGTACGCATCTTTGGTTGAGGCTTACACCTACATGAAGGGTGAGCAAGACATGATGCAGTTGTACAACACCAAGTTCATGGAAGCTCTTGCGCTGGCCAAGCGTTTGGGCGATGGTATGGAGCGTCAAGACGCTTACCGTTCTGGTCAGTTCCGTCAGAAGGTAACTTGATATGTCAATTATCCAAACCCAGACCACCAGCTTTAAGGCGCAGTTGTACCAAGGTATTCATGACCTGACGACCGATGTCATCAAGATTGCTCTATACACAGCTAGCGCAGATTTGAATGAAGACACAACTGTGTACAGCGCAACCAACGAAGTAGCTAACACAGGCACTTATTCTGCTGGTGGGGCGCAGTTAACACCAATCACAGTCAGCACTTCAGGCTACACGGCCTATGTAGGCTTCCCCAATATTGCTTGGACAGGCGCAATCACAGCTAGATGCGCGTTGATTTATAACGTTACCCAAGGTAACAAGTCCGTTGCTGTTTTGGATTTTGGATCAGACAAGACTTCTACGACCACATTCACAATTACCATGCCGACCAACGGCGCAACCACTTCGTTGATTAGGAGTTCAAATTGATTGTTACTACTACCAAAGGTGATATGGATGAATCTCTGCTTGAGAAAAGAGAGGGAGTCGTCGATAATGAGAACGAATACACCACTTGGGTGGAGTATTGGTTAGAGGGTGAGTTGGTGCATCGTTCAGCCCATGTCGCTCTAAAGAAAATGCCCCCAATTGTTGCTGAAGCAGCATCTCTTACATAAGGAAACATCATGGCTAATACCCAAGCAATGTGCACTTCGTTCCTAGGCGAAGTTCTTACTGCAACCCATAATTTTGGGGTAGCGCCTATTCGTGCTGCTACCACTGCTGATACGTTCAAAGCAGCTTTGTATTTAACAAGTGCAACAATTAACGCGTCAACCACTGTGTACTCTTCTACTGGTGAAGTAACAGGTACAAACTATTCGGCTGGCGGTGTTACCGTGACGAACGCTACGGCTCCCGCGTCTACAAACACTTCGACAACTGCCGGTACAGCTTATTGGACGCCTTCAGCTTCGATCACGTACACAACCGTGACTTTGACGACTGCATTTGACACAGTATTTATTTATAACTCTACCCAGAGTAATAAGGCTGTCAGCGTACATACCTTCGGTTCACAGACGATTACCGCCGGTACATTTACATTGACTATGCCTGCTAATACCACTGCTGCTGCGTTGTTGCGTATCGCTACAACCTGAAAGTAGGGTATGGCTCTCGGGTGGGGCGATAATGCGTGGGGCGACTATGGTTGGGGCGGCGCAATTGCTCTTACAGGCAATCAAGCTGTTTCAGCCGTTGGTACGGCCTCGCCTATCGTTTCTGTAGCGATTACGGGTGTAGGCGCTTCGGGGGCAGTTGGTACAGTTGTTCAGAGTCAGTCAGCCGCAGAGATAGGCGATTTGGCGACTGCATCGGTTGGTACGGTTGGCGCTTCGGTTACGGTTGCTTTGACTGGTGTTGGTGCGATAGGTTTAAATGGTACGCCTTGGGGTTACGACACTTGGGGTAGCGGAGTTTGGGGCGGTACTAATGTAGGGTTTGGCTACGGATTTGGGATTACAGGCGTAGGCGCTACAGGCGCGGTTGGTGATGTATCTGTTGCGGGTCGTTCATTTGCGTTAACAGGAGTTGGGGCTTCTGGCGCAGTTGGGTCTGTAGTAAATGACAGCAGCAAAGCTCTAACAGGCGTTGCGGCAACGGGTAGTGTAGGTACAGTTGGGGTTGCACGTAGCACTGGGATAACAGGCAACTTTGCACAGGGTGAAGTTGGTGGGCCAATTGTGCCGTTGAATTCCAACCAAGCGCAGGCTTATGTTGGTACGGTAACTCCGGGTAAAACAGTTGGGTTGACTGGTGTAGGTTCAACAGGTGTTGTAGGAACAATGGGCACGCCTAGAACGCTAAATTTGACTGGTAATGGCGCAACGGGTAGTGTTGGAAGTGTGGTGGCTGTTTATTGGAAGCTCATCGACGACAAACAATCAAATGTTTGGCAATTAATAGATGACAAACAGTCAACAGTTTGGCAGAATATAAATACTTCGTAAGGAACGAACATGGCAGCAGAAACAGGACAACTACAGCTAGTTACCCCCACGCAGGGTACGCTTTCTGGTACGTGGGGCGATACAGTAAACAACGGTATTACTGAATACGTTAATATTGCTATTGCAGGTACTTTGTCTTTTACAGGCGATAGCCCTGTCACTTTAGCAAATACTATTGGTAGCGCTTCTGCTACAAACATTGGTAGTACAACGGCCCAGTATGCATGTATCAGAGTTACAGCTACAACAGCGGCTACAAAAGTAATTACAGGCCCAAGCTACAGCAAAACTTATCTTGTTGATAACGCTTCTTCTTTTGCGATTACGTTTAAAGCAGCCGGTCAGACAGGTGTTTCTATTGCTGCCGGTGAAAAAGCAATTGTGTTTTACAACAGTGCGGCTTCTAATGCAGATTATGTCAAAGTTTCTAGCGTTAATAGCTCAGGTGTTGTGCCAATCACAAGCGGCGGTACAGGGGCAACAACGGCAGCGGCGGCACTCACCAATCTTGGCGGTGTATCAACAGGTAAGGCCATTGCGATGGCAATGATCTTCGGTTAATTTTAGGAGCACTAAATGGCAAATCCAAATATTGTTGGCGTAACGCACATCTACGGCAACACATCCACTTTATTAATTTCATCAACTGCTGACCCCTTTGCTACGGCATTGGTAAGTAATGCGGCTTCGTCCAACAAGGTATACAAGATCAATTCGATTGTTGTAGCCAACGTTGATGGCACTGCGGCGGCGGATGTCACAATTAAGATATTTTCTGCGGCAGCATTAGGCGGCACAGGTACTGCGATTGCATCTACAATTTCAATACCGCCAGATGCGTCTTTGATCGTGACAGATAAAACAACAACGTTTTACTTGTTAGAAGACAGATCAATTGGCGCTACGGCAAGCGCAGCAAACGATTTGGTCGTAACGTGCTCTTGGGAAGAAATCGATTCTATTCCCTGATTAAAGGCGCAATATGTCTCAAAGATATACGGGCGGGATTCTCTCTGCTGGTCTAAACGGCATTAACTACCCTGTCACAGCGGTGGAGTACCTTGTCGTGGCTGGCGGGGGTGGTGGTGGCGGCATTGGTTCTGGAAGTAGTGGTAATGGTGGAGGCGGTGGTGCGGGTGGAGTTTTATCTGCTACAGGTTTTTCTGTTGCCATTGGAACTACTTACACAATAACTATTGGTGCTGGTGGCACTGCTACTGTCAGTGGGGTTAATTCTGTTTTTAGTTCTATAACTGCTACAGGTGGTGGTAGAGGCGCAGACAATGATGGTAATGCGGCTCAAACAGGTGGTTCTGGTGGTGGCGGTGCTGGTGCAACTGGTAGTGCGGGTGCGGCTGGAACATCTGGTCAAGGCAATGCAGGCGGGTCAGGCATAGCAAGCACCGATAGAGGTGCGGGCGGTGGCGGTGGTGCTGGCTCTGTTGGGTTAAGTGCAGTTGCGCCCGGCAATGGTGCAGATGGTGGTACAGGCATAGCATCAACTATTAGTGGCTCACAAGTTTTTTATGCTGGTGGTGGAGGTGGTGGTAATACTGCATCTGTTGGCGGTCTTGGTGGTGCTGGTGGTGGTGGAAATGGCGCACCAGCCAATGTTGCTACAGCGGGTGCTGGTTTTGCCAATACGGGCGGTGGCGGTGGCGGTGCAACTGGTGGTGGCTCTGTACGATTGGGTGGCACAGGAGGCTCTGGCATCGTAGTCATCCGCTACCCATCTTACTTAGCCCCTGCTACATCAACAACTGGATCACCAGAAACATACACAACAGGCGGCTGGCGTGTGTACAAATTTATAGCCAGCGGCACAATTACATTCTGAGGATATATGGCACAAGGTCTCTTTACACTCAGACAAGTTAACCAAGCCATTCGTCAAGGCGCATGGTCAGCATTCAATCCACCTCAGTGGGTGGAGTACCTTTGCGTTGCTGGGGGTGGCGGCGGTGGTGCTTGTGGGTCTGGTGCTGGTGCGGCTGGCGGGGGTGGTGCTGGTGGATTGTTAACAGGTATGGTTCCTGTTGTAGCTGGAACTTCTTATACAGTTACTGTTGGAGCAGGAGGTGCTGGTGGGGCAACTTCTTCTACAGGCTCTACTGGTGATAATTCTGTATTTTCAACTATTACAAGTTATGGTGGTGGTGGTGGCGCTAGTCAAAGCGGTAGTACAGCCCCCGGTTCGGGTGGCTCTGGAGGCGGTGCGGCTCTAAACATTTCTGGCACTCTTTGTTTACCCGGCGGTAATGCAGTTGCTGGTCAGGGTAATCAAGGTGGTGGTGGTCAAGTCGTTGCTTTGGCAAACTCTGGCGGCGGTGGCGGCGCTGGAACTCGTGGTGGCGCGGCGGTGTCAAATAATGCAAGTTTATTTGGTGGTGCTGGTATTGCTTCTGCAATTTCAGGTGCTGTAGTTACTTATGCTGGCGGTGGAGCAGGTGGACAAAGCACTGCTTCGCCCGGTGTGGGTGGAGGCGGTTCTTGCCAAAACCCGGGAACTCCCGGCGCACCAAATACTGGCGGGGGTGGCGGCGCAAATTACTATACGGGTAGTAACTTTGCAGGTGGGGCAGGCGGTTCAGGCATCGTAATAGTCAGATACCCCGGTTCTGTGCAGTTTTACACTGGTGGAACTGTTACTTTAACTGGCATTAGCCCTAATGGGTATTTTGTTGTTCATACATTTACAGCTACTGGGACATTGGCTCCAACAACGCCTACAAATTTAGCCCCAACATTACCCGCAAACACAACGGTTTTCTATACATCAGGTGTATGGGTTGCTCCTACTGGCGCAACGCAAGTTGAATACTTAGTTGTTGGTGGTGGCGGTGGTGGCGGTGGAACTCGCGGAGGTGGCGGAGGCGCTGGTGGTTTCCGTACTGCTACAGGTTTAAGCGTAACTGCTGGAACTTCTTACACAGTAACAGTAGGTGGTGGCGGCGCGGCTGGATATTCAGATGGTGCTAACCAAGGTGTATCAGGAGTTGCTGGCTCAAGTTCTATCTTCAGTACCATTACATCGGCTGGTGGTGGTTATGGTGGGCGGTTAAATCCAACAGGTGCTGGCGACCCCGGTGGTGATGGTGGTTCTGGCGGTGGAGGCGGCGGCGGCGACTCTAATCGTGCTGGTGGCGCAGGAAACACTCCATCTACAAGCCCAAGTCAAGGTAATAATGGTGGATCAGGCAACTTTATTGCCGCCCGATGCGGTGGAGGCGGTGGCGGTGCAAGTGCTGTCGGTGCAAACGCAAACGGTACTAATGGAGGTGCTGGCGGTGCAGGAACAGCGTCTTCCATGATTGGATCATCAGTCACTTATGCTGGCGGAGGTGGCGGTGGGACAGGAAATAGCACTGGCGGAGGCGCTGGAGGTGCTGGTGGAGGTGGCGCTGGAGGTTTTGATGGCAGTGGTGGCACAAATGGAACTGTAAATACTGGCGGAGGCGGAGGCGGAAATTCTTTCCTTACTGCTGGCGCAGGCGGCTCTGGCATTGTGATTATTAAATGGAGTTGAAATGAGTCAAACTCTCTTGGGCGGTTTTCTTAGCGCAACCTTTAACCCACTGTCTGGTGCGCCTACGACTGTTGAATATCTAGTGGTCGCTGGTGGGGGTGGCGGAGGTGGCTATCTTGGCGGTGGCGGTGCAGGTGGTTTATTAACTGCCGCTGGCTTTGCAGTTACTGCGGGTTCTGCTATTACTGTGACTGTTGGCGGTGGCGGTGCAAGAAGCACAACACAAACTGTTCAAGGAACTAATGGAGATAACTCTGTTTTTGGTTCTATCACTGCGTCTGGTGGTGGTGGTGGTGGCGCAACAGGTAGTACCAGCGGAACAAGTGGCGGTTCTGGCGGTGGCGGTGGCGCAAACAATGGCACTGGTGGCGCAGGAACAAGCGGCCAAGGTTTTGCTGGTGGTAATGGAATAACAGATTCTGCAACTTACACAAATGGTGGTGGTGGTGGCGGTGCTGGCTCTGTTGGAGTAGCGGCAACAGCTTCACTTACTGGCGGTGGTGGTACTGGACTGTGTTCAACCATTACAGGCTCAAGAGTTTTTTACGCTGGTGGCGGTGGTGGTGGTACTGATGCTTCAAAAGCACTGGGATTAGGTGGTGCTGGAGGTGGTGGTATAGGTGGTTCAAATGGTGCGGCATCTGCTTCTATTGCTGGACAATCTAATACAGGTGGTGGCGGTGGTGGTGGATACGGCCCTTCTGCAACTTATCCTTCTGCAAATGGCGGTTCAGGCATCGTAATCATTCGTTACCCTGCATCACAAAGCCCACCAACGGCATTTGGCGGTGCAAACACACCTCAAGTAAACTATGCTGACGGCTATCAGATTTACACTTGGACAGGTTCTGGAACTGTAACTTTTTAAACGGAGATTGATATGGCACATTTTGCTAAAGTAGAAAACGGCGTAGTGACTTCGGTCATTGTGATCGACCAAGAAACATTGAACCTTGGTCACTGGGGTGACCCAGCTTTGTGGGTTCAGACCTCATACAACACTTCTGGTGGTCAACACCCAGAAGGCAGACCATTGCGTAAAAACTACGCTGGTATTGGAATGTTGTATGACGGTGTAGGTTTCTATGCTCCACAGCCTTACCCCTCTTGGACTAAAGACGATGCAACCTACCAATGGTCTGCACCTACCCCCATGCCTGTTGTAGAAGGCAAGATGTTTAAATGGGACGAACCCACAACATCTTGGGTTGAAGTAACTCAAGGAGCCTAACGTGGCTGAACTTACACAGTCTTTGCTCAAGGAATTGTTTTCCTATCATCCTGACGGGTATTTAGTCCGTAACAGGGATGGCAAAGCCGTGGAGTCAAAACTTACAATTGGTAGGCGTTATGCCCGTATTTCTGTCAAAAGCAAACCATACGCCGTTCATAGGATTGTTTTTCTTTGGCATCATGGATATTTGCCAAAAGTGACTGACCATATAGACAATGACCAATTGAACAACCGCATTGAAAATCTGCGTGAAGTTACGCACCAGCAAAATTCTATGAACAAGAAGCGTGACTTTAATAGCGCATCACCCTACAAAGGTGTTAAACCTGCAAGCAGGGCTAGAAAAGACGGCATTGTTCCTTGGGAGGTAAGCGTGTCGATAAACAGGCGGCAAGTGCATCTTGGTAGATTTGACGACATTGAAGTTGCCAACCAAGTAGCAATTGCGGCAAGAGAAAAATATCACGGGCAATTTGCTCGTCACGCATAAGGAATTATCATGCCTCCTCAATATAGCGGCATCTTCACGCTGTCTCAGGCAAGCCAAGCCATTAAGGACAACAACTGGACAGGACTGCCTCCGCAGAATGTGGAGTATTTGATCGTTGCTGGCGGTGGTGGAGGGGGATTTAATGTTGGCGGCGCTGGCGGCGCTGGTGGATTGCTTGCTGGATTTTCTGGTATTACTGTTGGCACTCAGTTGTTTGTTACTGTGGGTGCTGGTGGAAGTGGCACATCAGGCGGTAAAGGTGGACTTGGTGGAAATTCAGTTTTAATTGCCACAACTTCTGCGGCCACTACTGGAAACATTGTTGCTACAGGCGGCGGTGGCGGCGATTCGGGTAGTGTTGCTACAGGCGCATTAACTGGTGGTAGCGGTGGTGGAGGGTGGGCATCTAGCTCCTCTCCCGGAGCTTCTGGCATATCGGGCCAAGGAAATAGTGGCTCTAGAGGTTCCAATGGTGGGGGTAGTCCTTCTCGTGTTGCTGGTGGCGGCGGTGGTGCTGGAACAATAGCTACTGTTGGAGTAGAGGGAGCAATAGGTGGCGGCGGCGGTGCAGGGATAGCAAGTGCTATAAGTGGCACAGTAACAGTTTATGCTGGCGGTGGTGGCGGTGGAGTTCAATCAACAGTTACGGCTGGCGGCACTGGGGGTGTTGGTGGAGGCGGTGCAGGCGGCACAACTGATGCAACTCCCGGAGTATCTGGCACTGCTAACACAGGCGGTGGCGGTGGCGGTGGCGGTCAATCTAGTAGTGGTGGAAATGGCGGCGCAGGCGGTTCAGGCATCGTCATCCTTCGCTATCCAGACACATTCATAGCCGCAACAAGCACAACAGGTTCACCAACGATTACTGTGGCTGGAGGCTTTAGGGTCTACCAATTTACAGCCTCTGGCTCTATCACGTTTTAAAATGAATGCGCTGGCTCCTACTTCTACTGCTGGTGGTGGGGCTGGTTGGGGCCGTAGCCAAGAATGGCTGTCATGTCAGAGAATTTTATGGAATAGCCTACACAGTTCACGATCCGACCATACGGCACAAAGAAATGATGGCGTGGTTAGACCAGAACGCCCAGCACTGCAAGTCAACGGATTACACAGTTATTTGGAACAATCTAGCAGAGTGGGCGGGCGCGGCAGATTCCACATGGCTTAGAGCAAAGATAGTTCATGGATACAAGGATGCACTTGAGAGGGAGAAGAAATGATAGAAACCATCAGATTATTTCCGACCGTCCAAGCGTCTGGGTATCCGGACAAGCATGACCTTGCCCAAGC